GACGCCAGCCAAGCTGCGTGTCGCCCTCTCCAGCCTGTCCAAGTACGTGACGAAGGAGGCTGGCGATGGCAAGGCGTCATGCGGCGAACCGTACGAGGTCGAGACGCTGGCACTGGCGATTCAGAACGCCATCCTCGCCGACCGCCGCTCCCGTCGCACGCAGGGCGAGGGGAGGGGGAAGAGGTGATGGAACTGCCAGAGTTCAAGATTGAGTTCCACGGACCCGCTGCGACCCACAACCTGCGATGCCCGGTTTGCTGCGAGTCACATGCGGTCTATTGCTACAACTCTCGCGATGGAGGTCACTTCAAGCCGTGCTGGGATTGCCAGATCGGTGGATGGAAGATCACAAGGAGGATCAATCAGATGTTCTGGATCGGACTTACCGTCGGCTTGCTGATCGGGGCCGTGATCGGATTCGTGCTTCTGGTCTATGTCGATAGATCCGCCAGTGGACCCAACTTCTGAAAGGCCCCCAATGACCCCTGAGCAGATCGCGGAGAAAATCGCGTGCTGGCACGAAGCCGGACGCGAGAATCTGAGCGAGCTACACCCGAGCGGCAAGGCGTACCAACGGGCATCGAAGTTGTCCAAGCAAATCGCCCAAGCCCTCCGCAACCACGCGAAGGAGCTTCTCGCCGCCGCCGAGCAGAACGCGAGGCTGGTGGAGGCGTTGGAGAGGATCACAGCAGACAGGCCAGACGACCCGCCGTTGACGTGGACCGAATGTAGGGGGATTGCCCGAGCCGTTCTTGAGGAGGTGCGGAATGGATAACGACTGCAACCGTGACTATGAGACTGACAAACTGTACTCTGAGCTTGTCCCCGAACTTCGTGCGACGATCGCGGAGCTGCGGGCGGAGGTGGAGAGGCTCAAGAGCATCGGCCAGCAGTTCGAGCGAGATGCCCGCAAGCACTTCGATCAGTCTTGCCAGAACCTTGAGCGAGCGACGAAAGCCGAAGCCGACCGCGACGCCCTGCGTGCGAGGTGCGAGGCTATGACCAAGGAGCGGGACGACTTGTTTACCTTGGTGGGCTTCTACCGACTATACAAGAGCATCGCTGAGTCTCGCATCGAGCAGCTTGAGAAACCCCGCGAAGCCGCCGAGGGCGCGAAGGAGGCGGGCAATGGGTGAGTTGAAGCGGTACGAGATCCAATCTGACTACGAGAGCTGGTATGCGTTTGAAAGAGACGATGGGGATTATGTCCTGCACGCCGACGCCGCCGCGAAGATCGCGGACCTGGAGCGGGCGGTGGAGGTGCTGGCGGAAGCATTCGACACGGTGGAACGCCATTGCGGGTACGACAACTTTGCAGGAACGAAGGGTGTCGATCTAGTGGACGCCAAGGGGTTCCTTGATCGAATGACATCAGGGAACTACATGCACCATTCGCGGGCAGCGGTCGGATACATCGGTCGGGTGCTCGCTTGGATCAACAAGACCAGCACGGCGATGAACTCGACACGCAAGAAGATCCGGAACAACCCCACCGCCAACGCCGCCCTCGAAGCGGCAAAGAACAACCCCTCCAACGATTGACCATGGCAAAGCGACGAACCAACAAGGTCACGAGGACGAAGGCCAGCGCAGGAAAGCGGGGCCGCGTCGTTGGCGCAAGTGGGCGCGATTCCGAGACCCCGCTTCAAGCGGCGTTCCTGGCGGCGTTGTCGGAGGTTGGAGTCCCCGCCAGGGCGTGCCGGGCCGCTGGCGTCTCCCGTGCCGCGTACTACAAGTGGCGTGAGGACAAGGAGTTCCAAGCGAAGTGCGCCGATGCGGTGGCCGAGGCGGTGGAGGAGCTCGAGGGGGTGGCGATGGAGCGGGCGAGGAGGGGCTGTAAGGACATGCTGAAGTTCCTGCTGTCGAGGTTGAACCGTCAGAAGTACGGCGACAAGCTCGAGCTCGGGTCGGACGGTCCGTTTGAGATCAAAGTGATATTGGAGGGCGACAAGTGATACACGTCGAAGGCTGGGAACGGATCTGGGCGGTGTGTCCGGAGTTGAGGCCGGACCATCTGTGTTTTCCCGGACCTCAGGATGGCGAGTGCTGGAATCTGGCCGGCGACGGGGGGCAGCAGGTTTTTGAGATCACGGACGATACCGCCGCAGCCCTGATCCGCGACAAGGCGGTGTGGTGGCTAGCAAACTGGTTCGGTGGATGGGATTCCATTTCAAGCTGGGTGTTCATGCAAGACGACCCCACCGAAGCCCTGTACTTGGCCTGTTGCAAGGTGCTGGGGGTGACACCCTGATGGAATACCGCCCCCGCGGCAACATGGCGAAGCTGTTCGTCTCCCAGGCGCCCGTGATCCTCGTCGAGGGGCCCGCGAACACCGGCAAGAGCTATGGCATCCTCTGGAAGATCCTGTTCACCCTCGCGAAGCACCCGGGCGCGAAGGCGTGGATCGGGGCCGTGACGCGGGCCCAGATCACCGACTCCGTCCTTGCTACGTTCGAGAACAAGATCCTCCCGCTGGGGCCGCTGGGAAGATTCGCGCTGCAGGGGGCCGCGCGCCGAAACCGGCACGACTACAGGCTCCCGAATGGGTCGGAGATTGTGACAGGCGGCCTCAATGACCCCGGCCGGCTGTACGGATCAGAGTGGGACATCGTGTACATCTGCGAGGTAACGGGTTCCCGATCGACGGGCGGTCGGGTCACCTACGACCAGTATCAGCAGTTCCACAGGGCCATGCGCAACAAGCACGTTCCCCACCCAGACAAGACCGGGGAGTTCATTCACCAGATCATCATGGACTGCAACCCGGCCGAGCCGACGTTCTGGGCGAACGTCATGGCGAACGACGGGAAGATCGAGCGGATCGTCACGCGTCACCGGGACAACCCAGCCTTCACGACCGAGGGGGAGAACTCCGATCAGGCTCGTCTCGATCTGTTGACGGGCGTTCGGCGCGCACGGCTTCGGGATGGCAAGTGGTGTGCCGCAGAAGGCCAGGTGTGGGAGTCCTTCGACACGGCGATCCACATCGTGGACGACGTTCCGCGTGATGCTGACGGGGCCCCGGCGTTCCGGATGTGGGTTGGGTCGCAGGACTGGGGGTTCAGGGCGCCTGGGTGCTTCCAGCTGTGGGGCGTGACCGAAGACGGCGACATGTACCGCGTTCGCGAGGTGTACCACACGGGCAAGGGGATTGATTGGTGGATCTCCCAAGTGCGGGCGATGACGTCGGAGCTTCCGCTCGTGGGCGTGGTGTGCGACAGCGAGGACCCGGCGTCGATCGACCTGTATCGGAGGGCCGGGATCCCCGCTGTCGGAGCCGACAAGCGGAACAAGCTCACGAGCCTGAATCAGGTCCGCGATCGGATGGACGAGTCGGTCCGTGCACATCGGATCGGCGAGCGACGCGGAGGCGGGATCTACTTCGTGCGTGAAGGGCTGCAGGAGCGGGACCGGGATCTTCAAGCGTCGTTTCTTCCGTGCTGCACGGAGGAGGAGATCCCGGCGTACGTGCTGCGTGAAGTCAAACCGAACCGCGGCGTTGATGATGAGACAGACGACAGTTGCGCCGATCACGGTTGCGATGCGATGAGGTACGCGGTACGATTCGTCGACGCGTATCACCCGTCCCGAGCGATCCGGAGATCGGACGCTCAGGACAGCGCGGAAGCGACCAGAGGGTCGGACGTGCCTGACGAACTCTTGATCCTGGAGCGAGGGACCGCTCGGGATGATGGAGGTAGCGGCATCCGATGGCCCTGGTCTACCACCTGAAAGCCGATGAGTTCGTGAAGGTCGCGGGAAGGCGCCTTGGCCTGTCGCTGGGTCGGGATCCGTCGTCTCTGCCCCCGGTGCATGCGCCCCAGCTGCGAGAGCCGGGCAAGAAGCCCGAAGGCGTGGAGACGGGGGTCAACGACAGACCGCCGGTCGATCGCAAGAGCCCGGTGTTCCTCGTCATCGAGGTCACCCAGGGCGAGGATGTCATCATCGGCGGCGCCCGGTTCTGCTGGGACCTGGTCACCCGCAAGGCCCGCGGCAAGGCTCCGAGTCTGCTGATCGACGCGCCCAAGGCCACCCATCCGGTGTCAAAGACCGATGACACGTACAGGCTCGATCGGGCATCCATCGTCGGGGGAACGCCGTGAAATGCGAACCAGAGAGTTTGATCAAGGAGATCGAGGCGGCGTCTCAGATGCGCGACTCGCATCTCGCGTCGTTTGATGAGCAGATCAAGCGGTACCACCAGTCGAACTACAACGGGTTCGAGGAGTGCGACTTCGCGCCCGAGAACCACGAGGGCGACTATGTGGCGCTGATGCTGCCGAAGCTGGCGTTCAGCGAGCCGCGGGTGCGGGTGCGCTGCCGGCGTCCTGGTCCGGGTCGGCAAGAGGCGATCGCGCTCCGGTTCGGGCTGAACCAGTGGTCGGCGGACGTGAACCTTGCCGAGGTGATTCAGGAGGTCGTGAGGGACTACCTGTTCAACTATGGCGTGTACTTCATCACGGTCGAGCCGCAACCGGGGACCGACATGGACTCGGCGGCGCGTCCGCGATGGCCGAAGGTGCAGCGGCTGAGCCAGCGTCAGTTCCTGATGGACCCCCTCTGCGGTTTCTTCCGCGGAGCTCGGTGGCTGGGGCACGAGTACGCGGTCGAGAAAGAGGCGCTCATTGAGTTGGCGACGCAGCGCCCGGACCTCGGGTGGGACGTCGGCGCCCTTGAAGACCTTGAGACGACGCAGGACTTCGACTGGCGTCAGGACGTGGACGAGGCCCCGGACCGTGAGGAGTTCCGGGTCGCTCGGCTATGGGTCCCGGATTCGTATGTCCCCGGCGCCCCTGGTCAGGAAGAGGGGTACCACGGGACGATCTACACGATCGTCAACGGGCAGGGGACCCGCGGGGTCGATGACTGGGTGCGGACACCGAGGCCGGCGTTCTGTCCGCGCTGGGGAAACTACCAGCTGGCGGGCGCGTATGGCGTCCCGGATTCGCCGTGGCCGCTGGGACCGCTGACGATGTGCAAGGGCCGCGTCGACGAGCTCAACGCTCACGCGGTGGCGGCGTCGAAGGCGATGGCGGAGTACAAGCGGCTGGTTCTGGTCGACGCGTCGCATCCGCAGTTGGCGCAGATGCTGAAGCGCCCGGATCAGTTCGTCATCCCCATCAAGGGCCTGAACCGCGACAACGTGATCCAGATTGAGATGGGCGGCTTGACGGCGCAGCAGATCCAGCAACTTGCGGTGCTGCGGGATCGGCTGGATCGATCATCTGGGATGAGCGACGCGAAGCGGGGGAATGTCGCGGGCGGGACGGCCACTGAGAACGCGATCGCCGACGAGGCATCGAGTGTGCGGATCGCCTACCTCAAGCAACGTCACACACAGGCGCTCGCGAAGGTGTACCAGACGGTCGGGTGGTACATGCTCAAGGACGATCGGATCGTCTTCGACCTCGACGAGCAAGCGGCGATGGAGATGGGCGTGCAGGGCCCCGCGGCGTTCGTCGGCGGGGCGGCGGACCCGACGAGCCCGATCGCTCAGGAGTCTGGGTACACGATCGATCCCGATGACATGGTGTTCACGATCGAGCCGTTCTCGATGGACTATGTCGGCCAGGGCGTCGCGAAACAGCAGTTCATCGAGGCGATGGGTCTGGCGCTCAAGATGGCCCAGGTGATGCCGACGATGCCGTATGTCCGCTGGAAGGACATGTTCACGAAGCTCGGGGACGCGTTCAATGACGAGGACTGGGCGGACTTCGCGGAACCGGACATGGCGGCGCAGATGGCGGGCCTGCCGGGTGCGCTGCCGGGTCAGCCGTCGCCGATGTTCGCGGGGATGCTGCAGAAGGGGTCCGGCGGGGCGGGGGATGGCGGGATGGGAGGCGATCGAGACATGCTGATCTCGAGTTATGGCGGGGCCGGCCGGATGTTCGGCGGCGCCGCGTCGATGGGTCGGGGATCGGGGTTCGGCGGCGCGGGGGCGCCGGCTGATATGGCGATGGCGATGTAAGCGACTGTCGGGGGCGGATGGCGAAGGCTGGGCGGGGGTGGGGAGGGACGGGGGGGTGGGATTGGAGCAACACATGAATCCGCAGAGCATCATTCCGGTCCGTGATCGAATCATCGTGAAGCCCGACGCGAAGGAGACGCGAACGAAGGCGGGGATCTTCCTCCCTGACAACGCGCGCGACGAAAGCGGCCAGGGCGTGGCCTCGGGCGTGGTGGTCGCGACCGGCCCGGGCGTTCCCCAGGTCGTCGGCGGCGAGCTCCGACCGGGTCGGATGAGCTGCGCCGCTGGGGACAAGATCCTGTACAACCCCTACGGCGCGGCGCGGATGAAGTGCTCGACGGAGGAACTGATTCTCCTCAGCGATGATGATGTGATCGCGATCATCGCTGGACATGAGGGGGAGAAGGCGGGCGCCAATGGCTAAGGCGGGAACAGCATCAGCGACGCCATCGACGCCGGCGGCTCCATCGGCGCCGGTGTCGCACGAGTCTCCGGATCTCGCGTGGAAGCAGATCGGGAAGTCGAAGAAGGACATCGGGGGCATGATCGAGGAGACGTTCGCCGCGAAGGTGAGCGGTGGAGCGATCGTCCGGGTGAAGCGCACGGGGTACAACCCGATGACGAAGGCCCCCGTGGTGTCCGACGCGATGGTGTTCGTTCCGGACGCGACGCGATGAGCACGAAGTACACGAACATGACGGTTCAGGTGGTGTCGCGGCCTCCGAACGAGGACGGTGATGTCAAGCACCACGTGGTGGTGGCGGTTCACTTCATCAACGCGATTCCTCGGATCAAGGGTCAGGCTCGTCCCAAGCCGGGTCAGTGCTGGGCCCATGTGTTCGAGTTCTTCAGCCGTCAGGACGCGGAGAGCGCGAGGGCGCTTCTTGAGCAGGCGTTCGATTCGATGCTGCCGATCGTGCTGCAGCATGGCGTGCTTGTGCCGGTGGACGAGATTGAACAGGCGGCGACGCTGCTTGTGCCGCATGGGAAGATTGAGCCATGAGGTACGAATATCAGAACTCGGAGGGCGAGGTCCGCGACATCTTCACCAGCATGAAGGCGGCGCCACCGAACGAGGTCGTCTTCCTGCCCGATGGATCGTGGCGCCCCGCGAAGAAGCGCGACAAGGCCCGGTTCGTCAGGGTCTACGGCGCCGTCCAGGTGAACGCCCGGCCGGCGACCGGGAAGTACCCGATCGTCTCGAACACGCTCCCCCACCACCTGCCTGGGTGTCAGACCGACAAGCACGGCCGGACGATCGTCGAGTCGGCGGCGCACGCCCGGGAGATCTGCAAGAAACACGGGTTCGTGCAGAACGCTTTCTGACGGTGTAGTATTCAGGCGTCCGGTCCGGGCACGAGGCCCCCGCTCTTTCGGGAGGCTCGCCCATCGGAACCGCATTCTCAACACGGTATTCGAGCGTTCCCGAACTGGGACGGTGGGAGTTTCTTCGCTTCTACCGCGACCTTCTCCTCTGGCGGCGCGGCAACTGCAAGCGCATCAACGCGACGGTGAAGTACATCGACCAGAACGCCTCGGGCAACTCATCGGGGGGCACGGGTGACGGGAGTTACGCGAATCCGTGGCTGGTAAACACCATGAACGACGCGACGACGCTGGTCGCGGCGCAGATCGGTTCGGGTGACATCACGTTCCTGTTCAACCGGGGCAAGACCTATCGAACCGCTGGCGGCGCGAGCGTCAACGCTCCGCAGGTGACGGCGCAGAAGACCTGCATCAGCTGCTACGGCACGGGAGCTCCACCTCTGTTCACGGGGTATGAACTGTGCGGGAGCGGGTGGACCAACGATGGGTCGGGCTCGTACTACAAGGTGCTCGGCTTCCAGCCCTACTGGGTACGCGATGCTGGCGGGGCGCCGACGTCATCGGAGACGGTGTACGTCCTGGCTGACTCGCTAGCCAACTGCCGGACGACGAACAACTCCTGGTTCTACGACGGCGGAACGGGCCGGACCTATGTCCGTCGCGGAGCGGGGACCGATCCGAGCGGCCTCATGGAGTCGTGCCGCAATGCCGGCGCCGGGGTGACGGTCTCGAACGTCGACGGATGCCGCGTGGAAGGGATCGACTGCATGGGGTTCGGGATGGACTCCGCGAACTCCACGAACCTCCCGATCAGCGCGAACTGCACCGACACGAACGAGTGTGTGATCCGGGACTGTGGCGCGTGGTACGGTCCGAAGCATTTGATCTTCAACATCGCGTCCGGCACGTCGAACTCGGGCGGGATCGTCCTGATCGAATACTGTCGGACGGGCGGATGCCTCTGCGACGGGTCGGGCTCAGCGACGAACCTTGCGTCGTACGCGGCGTTCGGCGGGAACGAGTACATCTTCCACTCGAACCGGGCGAACTTCGGCGGGCTTCCCGTCATCGGCGGAACGGACTTCAGCCTGACGAGCCGGCCCAAGCGGGGAATGCACTGGTACGCGCACACGGGCGGCGGGGCGAACTACACGGCTTTCGGTATGGCGTATCGCAACCAGGCGGACACGCATTCCTTCGGGGTTCGGTCCCGCGGGTCGCACGCGAACAAGGCCGCGTACACGGGGAACCGGGCGAACCTGACCGCGATCCGGCACTTCGTCATCGGGGAATACTTCGTCGGAGGGGCTTCAACGACGCCGTCGATGGACCTGGTGAACGAGGGCTGGGCGTGGAACTGGGATCAGGTGACGGTCCCCGCGGACTTCGGGAACGGGCCGCTGATGTCAACCGGCCTCCCGGCGCTGCGTGGTGTCAACATCGGGCATGTCCTCGATGTCGACTGGAACTCCGCGACGACGGGAACCACGAAACAGGCCATGAGCACGGGCGACTCCAACCAGGCGGACTGGGACTGGGCGTTCTGTGTCGTGCGGAACTCGACGTCGCAGGCGTCGACCTATTTCGCATGGGACTCGCGGGATTCCTCGGGCATGATGACGAACCGGGTTCGCGCGTGGAACTGCATGGAGATCAACATCGGGATGCAGCCCGGCGCGTATCACCTGCACAAGAACGGAGCCCCCGTCGACAACGCCTCGGATGCAAGCATTACTGGCGGCGCGGTCAACTGCGTGTTCTGGAAGGGGACGGTGTCCTCTCCTGGAGCGGCGGGTAACACGATCTACAAGCCGAACTTCGGGTCACCCCCCGGCGCTGGAACGTACTGGGGGTACAACTCGACGACGAGCCCGATCGACAACGAGAACGGGCTGTCGGCGGCGCCGGTTCCGGGAACGGTCCCTGTGTCGACGGACGCGGTCTATCGATCGGCGGACACGTCGACGATGCCGTTCGTGGTCCAGTGGTGGATGGATTCGAACGGCGTGGCGCGGCCGATGCCACAGTCGCCGAGCCGAGGGTCGGCGCAGCAGTCGGCGGGGAAGGTTCATCCTGCATTCCAGCATCTGATGGAGATGGTCGCGGCCTGAATCGGGCCAAGGAGCGAAGTCATGTCTTTCACGTTCAATGGTCAAAGCACGCTGCCCGCTGGGATGGCTGGGATCGTCGAGATCGCGTGGACAACCACGGCCGACGGCGCCGGGACAATCACGAGCGCAGCGACGCCGGCGCTCCCGATGGGGTTCGTGACCGGTGTCACAACCGATCCTGGCTCGCCCGCTCCCACGGATAACTGGGATCTGACGATCAGCAACACGAGCAGCGCCGATGTGCTGCTCGGCGCTGGAGCCGACCGCGACACGGCGAACACGGAGATCGCGTTCCCGACGTTCAACGGCGTTCCCGTGTGGGTCCCGTTCAAAGGCGCCTTGACGTTCGCGGGGGCGAACAACTCGGTGTCAGGGGCGATCATCGTCGTGAAGCTGGCGGTGTGGTTCCCACCCCGGGTCTGAATCAGGGGTATACTTTTCCCAGTTCACGCAACACACGTTCACCGGGCACGAGGCCTCGACCCTGAAAGGGAATGTCGATGCCTCCGATCAGCAACACGGCGAGCGCAAACACACAAGCGAAGTCTTCGGGTGGTCAACCTCGATCGAACGCGGCTCCTCAGCGTCAGTCCGCGCCCGCTCAGCGGAACGGATCCGCGGCTCCTGGCCGCAACGCTAGAGCCGTCGCGAACAACGCGGGCGCCGCGGCGAATCCCCGGCAGAACGTCCAGAACCGGGCCGCGAAGCCGAACCTTCGGCGCGACCCTGACATCGACGGCTCGAAGTGGTCCAACAAAAAGTCCGACTCCGATGTCATCTCGATGATGACGGAGAAGGAGGAGTTCGACACGAGCGGGTTCGTGAACCGTGGCGCCCAGTTCGGCGACGACGGCGAACCCGACATCATGTCCGAGCTCGGTCTGAACGACGACGACGAGAGCTTCGATCAGATGCTCGGCGAGGGCGGATCCGAGGATGGCGCCGAGGATGACGGCCTGGGTCTGGATGGCGAAGACGCCGGGACCGAGACCGGCTCGGAAGGAACGGACGACGCGGAGGACGGCGCCGAGACGGGATCCGACGACGACGAGGACCCCTTCGACCGGGATCTTCAGGCGGACGAGATCCGCTCTGCGGCGAGGACGCTCATCAACGCCGGCTGGGACCGCGACGAGGTCAAGAACCTGTACACGCACGCGCCCCAGTCGCTGATTGCGGCGGCGCGGCGAGAGGCGGGCAACTCGCAGGCGTCCGGATCCGGAACGAACCAGGCGGGCAACGCCGGCCAGTCATTCGATCAGATGCTCGAGCAGGCGATGGCCGAGTCCCTGGCCCCCCTGTCGAAGCAGTTCGACGAAGAGGGGAAGTCGGACATCGCGAAGGCTGTGGCGGCTCCGGCTCAGGCTGCCGTGAAGTTCCTCGGGAGCATCGTGGCCCAGCGGATCGGCCAGCTGGAGCGCGTGATCCACGGGATCGGATCGATCGTCGAGGCGTCGCAGATCGAGGCGGCGAGGGCGGCGCTGTCGAGCGAGTACCCGGCGATCGGTGACGACAAGTCATTCGCGAAGGTCCGCGACCGGATGGCCAAGCTCATGCAGGGCGGGCAGTACCGCAACATGCAAGAGGCGATGGCGGACGCGGCCCAGCGGGTTCTCGGGAAGCAGTCGGCGGCGGCGCGGCGGGTGAACGAAGCCCGTCGGTCGGCCCAGAAGGATCAGGGGGCGAGGGATGACGGTGGGGTCGGGACTCGTCCGGGTCCGCGTGAGATCACCCGTGAGCAGGCTCAGGAGATCATCCACGGCCTGATCGAGCGGGGGATGGATCCGGGCAAGCGGAACGAGTACATGAAGCGGTTCAAGATCGTCAAGAAGGCTGATCGTCGCACGCGCGACGAGTGATCAGCTGAGCACATACCAACCGGGCACGAGGCCCCTCAAGGAGCGTTCCTATGAGCGGCCAGCCCGTTCGCAACTTCACTGATTTCTGGACGTCGACCGGCCCGTTCATCGCGAGCGGTCCGGATGAACTGATCAACGACGCCGCGTACCGCACGTGGACGCTGTCGTCGTTCCTGATGGGCAAGAAGTTCGCCGATGTCGCCCAGGGCGGGCGTCGCATCGAGGACGACCTGTTCCTCAACAACGCCGACACGGCCGAGTTCTATCAGCCCGGCCAGACCGGTACGCCCGGTCAGCCCCAGGTGCTGACGAACATCTATCAGAACTGGCGGTTCGTCCGCGACTCGATGGCGTGGCAGGACGAAACGCTCCGGCTGCAGGCTTCGGGCCTCAACCGCAAGGCGCGGTTCCAGGTCTACAAGAAGCTGGCGAAGACGCTCGAGCTCCGTCTGTGGACCTCGATCCTGATGAAGATCGAGGCGCAGCTGTGGGCCAACCCCCACGGCACGACGAACGCTTCGAAGATGGAGACCGAGACCGGTACCCTGCCGATCTCGATCCCGGGCATCATCAACGAGGACACGACGAACTACATGCCGTACGGCTGGACCACGGTCCACGGTGTCAGCCCGACGACGGAGACGAACTGGCGTCCGCCGGTGACGCGGTATGCGAAGGGCGATCCGCTGGACAACTCCGGCGTGATGTGCGGCCTGTTCGACGCGTTCGAACTGATGTGGATGCTGCTCTCGTGGAAGAAGCCGGGCAAGGCCGACGAGAACTTCGACGAGACGAACCCGAGCGCGTGCTCCATCTTCTGCACCCGTGAGGGCAAGCTCTTCTATACGAACCTCTGTCGCCTGAGCAACGACAACTTCATGCGGGCCAACAACGACCCGGCGTACGACGGCGTGAACTTCCACGGCGTTCCGGTGACCGACGTCGAGGCGCTGCAGAACGGTCAGTTGTACCTGTACAGCACGAGCTCCGTGGCGACCGAGAACGACTCGAACCTCACGGACAACGGGACCTGGGGCGCGACGAACTGGACGCGTGGACCGCGCTTCTGGTTCCTCAACCCCGAGTACCTGAAGATCTGGTTCCACAACGAGATGTTCTTCGACAAGACGCCCCCGAAGGACCATGTCAACCAGCCCTGGGCGAACGTCGTGTGGATGCGCACCTGCTACAACCTGCTGGCGCAGAGCCGCAAGAAGGCCGGCGGCGTGGTCTCCCCCGGCGGTCAGGCGTACGCGGCGTAATGAGATGATCGTGACGCCCGGGGCTCATCGCGAGCCCCGGGCGATTCCGCAAACAACCGGTTTTCACACAGCGGGCACGAGGCCCTTCCCTCCTACGAGGAGATGGCCCCATGATGCAGTTCCCTGGCGTATTCCCGCCTGTCCTGGCTCCCGGTCAGCCGATCGACTGTCCGGTCGTGTATTTCGATCACTTCGTCGCTTCGGGCAAGGGCACGAACCCCGGCGAGAAGTTCGGTACCACCGCGGACACAGCCGAGTGGCTTGTCACGCTCGTCAACTCCGCTGCGGCGGGTGTCCCGACCATTCAGGACCTCGTCTCTGCGCTGACCCCCGGCGCCAAGGGCGGATCAACCGTCGGCGGCGTCATCAAGTCAACGACCACCGGCGCCAACAACGACTCGGTGACGGCGCAGATCAACGGCGAGGCGTTCAACATTCGCGTCGACTCGGACATCTGGGCCGAATGCCGCTTTGCGACCTCCGCGATTGCCGGAACCACGTTCCTGTGGGGCCTGGCCGCGACCGGGACGGTCCACATCACCGACACCACGTTCGCGACCACGGTGGCCGACTTCATCGGTTTCAAGGTGACCGGAACCTCCGGGGCGCTGATCGCGGTCGTGAAGGGAGCCGGCACGGAGACCACGTACGCGACAGGCGTCAGCCTCGTCAACAACACGTGGTCGGTCCTGCGGTTCGAAGTGCAGCCAAACTACGGCGGCAACTTCACCGTCCGCTTCTACGTGGATGGCCAGCTGGTCGCGACACATCGGTCGACGAACGCGAACACCACGCTCGCTCTTCCGCTGTCGTCCGTCGGGCTCTCCCCGGCGTTCGCGGGGAAGACGCAGGCGACGACGGCGTTCTCGATGTACTTCGACTACATGCTCTTCGCTCAGCGCGACGCGTAATCACACGGAACGCGGGGGCCACCCTGCCCGTCAAGTGTTGCTGACGGGCAGGGTCCCCGCCCTCCACCCCCCTCCCTCAACCTCCGCGATCTTCCCAGCATTTTCCACTGACCGATCATGGCACTCACGATCGACAAACTCCGCAACCGCATCAAGCTCGCCCTCGGCGGCTCGGTGTCGACGAAGATCGATCAGGATGACATCCTGAACGAGGCGGGGCGTGCGCTCGTGCTGATGAAGCCGGACGGCTGGAAGTTCCTCGAGCGGCCCCCGGCGGCGATCGACTTTGTGTCGGGTCAGCAATACGTGTCGCTCCCGACCGACTTCGGCCAGCTTATCGACATCGGGTATGACGCGGACTCCCTCAACCGTTTCTCGCTGGGGACCATGCGGGAGATCGCGGAACTGCGGGCGTCCGGGGTGATCCCGCCGGCGGAGTACGTCGGGGTCATCGTCCAGGGCGGGCAGTCGAGCAGCACGGCCGCGATGGGATCCGCCCGGATCGAGATCGCGCCGACTCCGCCGGCGAGTGTCACGGGCGCCTTGGCGGTGTACTACCGGGCGAAGTGGACGGACCTCGTCTATTCCTCCGGGAACGAGGTTCCGAACATCCCCGATCATGTCCATCTGCTCTACAGCGAGATCGTGGCGGCTGTGGCGATGGGGTACAACGAGCGGGATGCGGGGAGCACGACGGCGCGGCTTGAAGAGATCGCCTCGGGGTGGCTCTTCAACAGCGCGTCAACGTACGACAGCCTGATTCAGTCCGACTATGGGCCGCTTGGCCCCGGCGCCGTGGGCATGGGCTCGCCGCGCGATCCGATCGTGTGGACCAACCTTGCGGATCCATCGTGATCCGCTTATCGCGGGAGTTCAGTCATGAACGCGGCAATCATTCAGCGGATCATCCGGTCATTCCTCGGCGGCAACCGCAACGCGGGCGACGCGTTCACAGTGAAGGGCGCCGCGGGCAAGAGCGGGAACACCGCTGGCGGCGCGGCCTCGGTGATCGGTGGAGCGGGCTCGGGGACCGGCGCTGGTGGCGCGGTGGCCCTGACCGGCGGAGCATCGGGCACGGGCGCGACAGGTAACGGCGGGGCCGCAGCGGTCACGGGTGGAGCGGCGAGTTCGACGAACGGAACCGGTGGCGCGGCGACGATAACTGGCGGACTCGGGACGGGCACCGGGGCAGGCGGAGCCGTGAACATCACATCTGGAGCTGCGGGGGCTACTGGAGTCGCTGGGGCGATCGCGATCGCGGTTGGGGCTGCGACGGCGGGTAACGGATCGTCCGTGACGCTCACGGGCGGAAACGGAGCCGGGGGGACCAACGCGGGGGGCGACGTGAACCTCGTTCCTGGCGCGGCGGTTTCCACGGGCAACCCCGGAGCCGTGAAGGTCGCGGGTGATTCGAATCTCATCCTGATGAACTTCTACCCGTCAGCGACTGAAGCGTCTCGCGCGATTGCCGTGTGCACGCGACCGATGCGACTCAAGACAGCCTCTTCGGCCTTTGCCACTGCGTCGTCATCTGGAACATGGAAGGTTGAGAAGCTGACGGGAACGACTGCGGCTGGTGGCGGAACTGCCCTCAACTCCTCTGCGGTGGCGCTCAGCGGTTCGGCGAACACCGTGGCGAACGCGACGATCGACGGAACCGTTGCACAGCGGACATTCGCGGTTGGTGATCGGGTCGGCCTTGTGATCGCCGGAACCATGACCAACCTCGTTGGCGGTGTCATCACGCTGGGCTTTGAGCCCTGCTGAATCGACTGAGCCCGGACGAACAGACCCAGGAGCAACATGGGAAGTTTGATCGCCCCCATCCTGCCATCGGTCGGCCTCGACTTCATCCAGAAGGACATCTGGGTATACGCGGCCACCTCCTCGAACATCTCGCGCGGTCAGATCCTCGAGATCGACCTCACCGGGGCGTCTTCGGGATCGACCGGTGACACCGTGGGGGCTCAGTCCGATCGGCTTGCCCGCGCGATCGAACCCCAGGATGCGACGGGCGCCGGTGGCCGGATCATGATCGTCGCCCTTGAGGCGGCGCGGATCGGCCGGAAGTTCAAGGCTCGTCTCCGCGGCATGGTGGAGGTGATCCTCTACGACACCTACCGCGCCGGCGACGTGATCATTCAGAACGTCGGCCAGACGGACGGGTGTCGCGTGTGGGGCATCGTTCTGGAATCGGGCGGAACAACCTCGACGGCGACGCGGGCGATCGCGTTGTGGGACGGTGAGATGGGCTTCGGGACGCTCGTCGGCGCCACACCTCCGGGTGGGGCTCCGACCTATCCGTCTCCGGGCGATCTTCCGGTGGCGCCCCCGGCTGGCGGCGGCGGCGGTGGCGGGCCCCCGTCAAGCGGCGGGGCGGATGACATCGGTTCGGCAGGTTCAACCGGCGTCGGGATTCCGACGCGCGTGATCAGCTAGGAGGCGTCTCGTGGTCATTGGAGCTCTTGCGCCATCTCTGGGCGTCGATGCGGACAACCTGTTCGTCTGGGCGATCGCCGACGTCGCGTTCAACGCGGGCGAGGTCGGCATGTTCGACCTGCCCCGGGGATCTTCGAACACGACCAACGACCAGGTGGGGTCCCTCAACAGCAGCACCGTTCGCGTGGTGGCGCCGACGTCCGGGGGCATCATCTGCGGTCTTCTGGGCGTGTGGCAGAACGATGTGGCGGTGGGCGGTCGCGCGAAGCTCCTGCTCCGCGGGGAGACGACCGCGAAGGTCATCAAGGCGTCCGGGAACGTCGCGCGGGCGGATCGGTTGTGCGCGACGACCGCGAAGTTCCTCTCTCCGGATCACTCGGCGGGTGACCGGGTGATCGCGATCGCGCGTGAGCCGCTGACGGCGCCGACGACGGCGACGAGCGGGCTGGTCTGGTTCGATGGCGTCAATGGGCTGTCCGTCTTCACGTCGTAATGGCGAACACGATTCCCATCCCGCTACCCCTCAAGGGGTTCTATGAGGGGTCCTCTTATCAGGATCAGCCGGTCGGGACAACGCCGTCATGCCTGAACATGCGGACGCGGGATCCGCTGACGGATCGGCTGCGTTTGACGACGCGCCTCGGGATCGAGAAGTTCAACGCCAGCCGTGTCAGCGGCGCGAACGCGGTGGTCGAAGGACTCAGCGTGACGCGGATTGACGGGCGGGTCACGTACACCCCTGTTGAGTCGGTCCCCGCGGAGCCGGGGATCGTGGCCCAGGTGGCGCTCCCTTCGTACACGGACTGCCTGGACATCCAGTGCGATCAGCAGAGCAACCTGTATGTCGCGGCGGCAACCAGCGGCGGCGGAACGGGCCGGAACTTCGTCATCAAGTACAACTCGGCGCTAACGGAACAGTGGCAGTTCGCGGTCCCGATGCAGCGGAACACGGACGTCGTGAAGGCGGTCCGTCTGGACGAAGAGGGCGGGATTTACGTCGTCGTCCAGTCGAGCGCGCGATCGGCGACGGGTGGGCCTACGCGGATCTACAAGCTCGAGGAAACGGGACTGGACTTCGCGCCCGTGCGCATCGCTTGGGCCGTAGACGCGCCGCAGGGCGGATGGTTCACCTGCTGCGCCGTCGGGATGGGCGTGATGTATGCGGTGGAGGACACGAACGCGGGCGGCGTGTACCTGCACCGATGGGACGACATCGACGCAGCGAACCCGAACCTGACCTGGTCGGCAAAGGTGCGGAACACGGCGGGCGAAGAGTGCTACTGCATCGACATCGCGGACGACGGCGGGGCGATCCTGGGGTTCGTCGATCCGACCAGTCCCCCGGCGGCGGTGGGGCACGTCGAGAAGTTCGGGCCTACGGCGCCGACGGGCGGGCCACCGGTGACGCCGGTCTGGACATACACGAACGCATCGGGCGGCATTGGTCAGGCGGTGAAGAACAAGGGCGGGTTCATCTACACGCAAGGCTACGGGACGGGCGGGACCCCGGCGTATGTGCGGAAGCTGGTTGATGCCGGCGGTAGCGTTTCCTCGAGCGCCTCGCGGGCGACGGCGGGAGGTACGCAGTTCAAGGGCGCCAGCTCCCTCGACGTCGACGACAACGGGAACGTGTACCTGACGACCGATGACGCGGGCGGTACCGATGTCATCCTGGAGAAGGTCGTTCCGGCGTTCTCATCGACGGCGTTCGATGTGACGGGCGACGACCTCGGGACGGCGGGGACGGACGCGATGTGTGTCGCGGTGGACCCGAAGTACGCGGACGCCGGGGCGACGGTGTCGGGCGGGCCGATCGCGGAGTACATCTACGTCGGGACGGTCGCTGACTCGGTGACCCACTACGCGGTGCACAAGCTGCGGATTGCGAACGTCGCGACGTCGGCGGGGACGCCCCGGGAAACGTTCAGCGTTGCGGTCGCGGCGAACGGGGACATCCGGAAGGTGACGAGCGCGGCGGTCTCGAGCCCCTCTGGTTTTCCTTCGCTGGACGCGTCCAGGTGGATCGCGGCGGCGGCTGGCCTGAACGTGGTGCTGTTCACCGACGGCCGGCAGTACAAGAAACTGGACCTGCTGAACGGGACGAACGGGACGGTGTCGGATTGGAACGCCTCGGCCGGCGAGATCCCCCGGCGCGGCCGGCTGCTCTCCATCTGGCAGAACTGCGCCAACCTGGCGGGGTTCGAAGAGAACGCTCACCAGTGGGCGATGAGCGCCCGCGGCGACTTCGATTTCTGGGACTTCTTCCCCGCGGCAACGGGTGGGCCGACGGCGGTACTCGGATCTGACTCCCGCGCCGGGCTGTGTCCTGACGCGATCAACTGCCTGGCCCCGTGGACGGACGACCTGCAGATCTTCGGGTGTGACCACACGATCCAGCGCATGACCGGGCATCCCCTCGATGATGGCCGGTTCGACGTCGTCTCGGACATTACCGGGATGGCGTGGGGGCGTCCCTTCTGCAAGGACCCGAACGGCGTTTTGTACTTCGTCGGGTCGCGCGGCGGATTCTTCCGCCTGATCCCCGGGTCGGCGCCGGACGAGATCAGCCTCGATCCGTTGTCGGATCGTTTCCGCGACATGGACATCGGGGCGTATCGGATCCGGCTGGTGTGGAACGACCGCGAGAAGGGCGTGCATGTCTTCATCACGCCGTACACACCGGGGACGACGACGCACTACTTCTGGTCGGCGCGCGAGAACGCCTGGCTCCCGGATCGGTTCGCCTCGACGAACCACGATCCGATGTCGGCATGGATCACGGACGGGGACGCGGCGACGGATCGGCTGCTCCTGATGGGCTGTCAGGACGGGTATATCCGGAAGTGGTCGGAGAGCACGAAGAACGACGACGGTTCGGCAATCGATTCGTGGGTGTACATCCCGGTCATCATGCCCCCGGGCGAGTACCGGCGGCTGAACAACTGGCGAGCCGTGATGGCGATGTCATCCGATGACGCGACGCTGACGGCGTACGAACTCGAGTGCCCGGACTTCAACCTGATCAACGCGGATCCGCTGAGCGCGACGAGCTCCATCACGGCGACGTTCTCGGCGACGGTGTCGGCGGGTCGCAACGAGGGGATTCACGAGCCGGTCCGGGGAAACGCGGTGCTTGTGCGGGTGCGGAACAACACGGTCGACAAGCGGTGGTCGATCGAGTCACTGACGGCTGACGAGGGCGAGGCGGGGCGTTCAAGAAAGGCGTGAGTCATGAAATCAGCACGGATGATGATGGTGATGATGGTGGCGGTGTGCGGGCTCGTCCTGGCGGCGTGTACAAGCCCGGTCGGGAGTCGCCTCGACCAGACCCCGGCAGGGGTGACGATGGGGAACAACTCGCCGAACACCGTGAGCGACACGGACGGGACGGCGACGCATTCGGCGACGGCCGCTGGCGCCTCGGGACATACGACCATCACGAAGGACGGCGATCTCAACTCGCTCTTCGGCGGTGTTCCGCTGGGGACGCTTTCGCTCCCGACTCCGAACGGGCGCGGCGTCCTCAACACGAACGGGGATCTGTCGATCAAAGCGAAGCGGGTCAGCACCGGCGGGAACGGGCCGACGGTGATCGACGAACTCGACATCTCCTCGAATAAGTCGAACGTTCAGGCAACGCTGGGTCCGCTGTATCAGACGCTGGTTCCGCTGTGGACGGCGATGTCTGAGGATCAGAAGGCCCAGGTTGTCGAAACACTGGACAAGGCGATGGCGGGTGCAGGCCAAATCTTCAGTGCGGCCATGGATGCCGCGGTGAAGGCGTTCGTTCCGGTTCCGTAACGCAGAGCGATCGAAGCGGACATGTAGTCGGGGGATGGGTAAAGCGGGACAGGCGCGGGGGCGCGGCGGGGTTCTACTTGAAAGTGAATCATGACCCAGATTGTCAACCCTTCCATGATGCGCGAATCGGCTTCGGACCAGCAGGCTGAAGCGAATCGGCAGGCGTATGCAGCCCCGATGATTCCGGGGCGCCCGCGAACGCTCTTTGAGTGGTACGTCGATCGGTTCGGACCCTACGCGTTCGGCGTGGCGTCCCTCATCCTCATCTGGTACGTCATCGTCCGTCCGGAGCTTGCGGCGAACCGCAGTTCGACCGCTGACTTCCAGAAGGCGGCGGAGGCGTTCAACCAAGCGACGATCCGGCTCGAGTCGATCGCCGCAAAGCTGGAAGCGAAAGCGCACTGAGTTCGTTTCTCCCCTCCCCCCCTTCGTGTCTGTTCATCGTGTCGTGGAGATGACCATGGTTGATCCATTCTTTGCCCTCTGGATGCTCTGGTTCTGGTTCCTGAAGTTCGGATGGCTGCCCCCGCAAACCCCGCTTCCTGAACCGCCCCCGCCGGGCTGGACGGCGCCATACGACCCGGGGAATCCTCCGGGGCTTCCTGGCGGAGATCCTGACGACGTGGGCGGGGTTCCCTGCACCGATTGCTGAGCCATGACAGGACCACGCGGATCATCTCGTCTGTCGACCTCGCTTGGGGCGAATGACCCTCGGGCGAGGCGGAACGCGTCGGCGCTGCAGTCATTCGGGGCTGTGGCGCCCCTGCTCTTCAATGACGCGGGCGAGCTGGCGATCGAGTTCCCCGATGCCGGTCTCCAGCATGCGATCCGCTGGGATGGTCGATCGGTCGTGGCGCAGCCGGAGTACATCGTCGTCGGGACGAAGACGTCGGCGTACACGGCGAAGCCGTTCGAACTCGTTTTGTGCGATCCGACGTCGGCGGGGTTCACGGTGACGCTGCCTGGTGCGGCCAAGTGCAAGGGCGCACGGGTGACGATCAAGAACGCGTCGACGTCGGTGAACACGATCACGGTGGCGTGCGAGGGTTCTGAGAAGGTGGACGCGGGGTCGACGGTGAGCATGGGAACGAGCTTGCTCGCGAAGACGTTCGTTTCTGATGGTTCTGGCTGGTGGTCGGTGTGACGTGATGACGTTCGACCCCGTATAGTGATGGACCCAGGGCACGAGGCCCTCCGCAAGGAGTGGCCCTATGTCCGGTCTCTCGAACAACATGCTCGCTCTGCTGCTGGGCGGCGGGGTTGGACTGAACGCCCTCGGCGGGCTGGTGGGAAACGCGAGCCAGAATCGCGCGATCCGTCGCGCCGGTGACGACAACGCGCTGAACCTCCGGGGTCAACAGGGCCTGCTCGGGTCCGGCGTATTCGGCGGCGGCTTCGGTCAGATGCCGACGTGGCAATACCTGTACGGGCAGGGACTTGAGCGTCAGGACCCCAACCTGATCAATCAGGGGCTGAACGGGATCAACTCCTTCGTGAACTCGCAGGGTGGCCCGGTCATCGACCAGCA